CTCTCCACGCCGCCCCGGTACGTGGCCGTGGTGAACGGACAGCACGTGGAGCTGGGCACGGCGGAAGCCCTGCTCAACCAGCGGCGCCTCCGCCTCAGCGTCTTCCAGGCCACGCATCACCTCCTGCGCTGGGTGGACCAGCGCTACTGGGACATCGTCGTCCAGGTCATCGCCCAGGCCACCGTGGACTACGAGGCCCCGGAGGCCGAGGAGCTGGACTGGCTGGTGAGCCTCTTGGAGGCCTACCTGGACGCCTACAAGCCGGCGGAGGAGGAGGACGAGGCGGCTTGGAAGAGCCACGTGCGCATGGAGCTCCCGGTGAAACATGGTGGCGCTACCCTAGTGCACGCCACCCACTTGGCCAAGTGGAGCACGGAGAGCCGGGGGCAGCGGATCCGCCCCCGGGAGATGGCCTACCTCCTGCGCCGGTATGGGGCGGAAAGCGTCCGGCTGGCGCTGAGGTCCAGCGGGTACGTGCACAGGCGTTACTGGGCCCTGCCCGCTTCCCTACTGAACGGGCAGGACGAGGCCGAGACAGATTTCACAGGTGTTGCCACGTTGCCACTTCTCCACCGAGAAGTGGCAACGCTTTCCGCCCCGTCCAGCACGGAGAAAAAGGAGGGTGTTGCCACATTGCCACTTCGTGACGATTCCCGGGGTAGGGACCCGGAAAAAGAAAAATCAAGTGGCAATGTGGCAACGGGGGGCGAAAAGCGTGTCCTGAACGGCATAAACCCCGTTGCCACTTCTTTTGAGGGAAGTGGCAACGCGGCAACGCCACCGGCCCAAGGGGGGGTGGACGATGACTGGTTCTAACCGCGTGAGGGTCTACGGGCCGCCCGGCACCGGGAAAACTACCTGGTTGGCCGGTGAAGTGGAGAAGCTTGTCACAAGTGGGGTGCCTGGAGAGGCGATTGCCGTGGCGTCCTTCTCCAGGGCGGCGTTCAAGGAGTTTACCGCTAGGATCGGCGGGCAGGTGCCTCGGGACAACCTGGGCACGATCCACTCCTTGGCCTACCGGGCCCTGGGCAACCCCGAGCTGGCCCTCACTAAGGAGCGGATCGCCCAATGGAACGCCCAGGTCCCGGACACGTGGCGGCTGACGCCCCGGGTGGACCACCGCGGGAACACCGTGGACGCCCTGGACCCCTACAGCGAGGAGGAAGGAGGCCTCCCCGGCGACCAGATCTACGACCAGCTGGTCTACCTCCGCAACGCCATGCGGCCCATGGCCCAGTGGCCCGAGGAGGTGCGGGCCTTCTGGACCCGCTGGAGGGCGTGGATGAGCCAGGAGGGGCTGGTGGACTTCCCGGCCATGCTGGAGAGAGCCCTCGTCCTGCCGGGCCTGGGCGTGGACTACCTCTTCGTGGACGAGGCCCAGGACCTCACGCCCCTCCAGCTGGAGCTGGTAAAGAAGTGGTCAAGCGGAACCCGCTACACGGCGCTGGTGGGGGACGACGACCAGAGCATCTACGCCCACCTGGGGGCGGACGGCACCAGCTTCCTCTCCTTCCCGGTGGACCGGGAGATCGTGCTTTCCCAGTCCTACCGGGTGCCGGCGAAGGTCCAGGCGCTGGCCGAGTCTATCATCGGGAGAGCGCGGAACCGGGCCGAGAAGCGCTACCGCCCCCGGCCGGAGGAGGGTGAGGTCGCCTACCTGCGCGTGCCCCCCGATGCCCCCCGCTGGGCCGTGGAGGACGCCGAGGGGGCGATTCGGCGGGGGGAGAGCGTGCTCTTCCTGGCCACCACGCGCTACTACCTGGAGGACCTGAAGGGCGTTCTGGCCGAGAAGGGCCTCCCGTGGGGGAACCCCTACGCCCCCAAACGCCACAGTCTCAACCTCTTCCCCGATGACGAGCGGGCCGGGTGGCAGAAGGCCCGGGCCTTCCTCTTCCCGAAGCGCCTAGGGAAGGACGTGAAGGCCTGGGCCAAGTATTTGACCCGGGTCCCCTTCTTGGGAAAGAAGGCGGAGGCTCTGGAGGCTATCGCCGTCCTCCCGGACGAGGCGGTTGTCCCCGACGACCACCCTATATGGGGCGTCTTTAGGCCGGAGCACCGCCCTTACATCGCGGCCAGGGACCCGGGGTGGCTCCTGGACCACCTGCTGGGGAGCGCCCCGAAGGGAATGCGGAGCGCCCTCATGGTGGCCACGCGCCACCCGGACCTGGTCCTCCACGGGAAGCCCCTGGTGTGGATCGGCACCGTCCACTCCGTGAAGGGCGGTGAGGCCGACCACGTCTACGTCTGGCCCGGCTACACCCGCAAGGCGGCGGAGGGGCTCAGGGAGAACCCGGACGCCCTTCACCGCCTGATGTACGTGGCGGTGACCAGGGCGAGAAAGAGGGTGGTCCTCATGGACCAGGGGAAGGCCCCGCACGGCTACCCGTGGCCGAGGGTGGACGAGTACTGGGGGGAGGTGTGGGTATGAGCCTGGCGGAGCTGGTGAAGGCGTTGGACGAGGAGGGGCTGACCCTCGCCGTGGAGGGAGGGCGGCCCAAGTTCGTGGGGAACTTCGAGGCCGCCCGAGCCTTCCTGGCCCGCCACCGGGAGGAACTGAACGCCTACCGGGACCTCCTGGCCCACTTCCTCATCACCACCCAGGACAACGCCCCCGAGGCCCGGGAGGAGTTCGCCATGGCCTACGAGGCCAAACTGCGGGCTGAGGCGGAGGAGGAGATCGGGCGGAACGTGCCCTACTGGCTGGCCTACGCCTTCTGGTGCCTCCTCACCGACGCGCTTTCGGGCTACGTCCGCTGGGGCCTGGAGCGCTACACCTGGGCGGCCCTCCTGGAGGCCGTGGAGGAGGGTCAGCACGTGGCTCTAGAGGTCAGGGCTCTGGAGCGGTGGGCTCAGGCCCACCGCTCCAGAGAGGCTCACCTTTTCGCGTGCCGCTTTGGGGACCCGGAGTGGGAAGCGAGGAAGGAGGAGCTGGCCAACGAAGCCGAAGCCTGGGCCTGGCGGGCCTGGCTGGTGGCCCTGGCCGTCCGCAACCGACGCGGGGTGAGCCGGCTGGACCCGTGGGTGGACCTAGGCCCGTGGGTCCGCCTTTTGGCCCGGCACGGGCGGGCGTGGGGGCTGGCATTCAGGGAAGAGGCGGCGTGAAGGAGGAAGAGGAGGTGATAGGGATGATGGCTATCCTGGTCAGCTACCTCCTGGCCCTTCTGGCCACCATCGCCACCGTGGCCTGGGCTCTCAGGGGCGGCAGGCAGGGCCCCGAGGGGGCGGTAGTGGGGTACATGTGGATCTTCCTCTTCTGGTGGGGCGTCATCGCCCTGATATGGGGGGTGCTGAGGTGATCTCTATCCGGGTGGCCAACCGCAAAAACACCAGGGAGGGGCGATACGTGGGTAGGCCGACCCTCCTGGGGAACCCTTACCGGGTGGAGGCGTTTGGGCGGGAGGGGGCGGTGCGGCGATACCGCGAGTGGTTCTCTAGGGTCAAGAGCGAGGGGAAAGTAGCTCAGGCCCTAGCCGCGCTGGAAAGGGAGGCCGAGAAGAGGAAAACGCTCACGCTCCTCTGCTGGTGCGCCCCTGAACCTTGCCACGCCGAGGTGGTGGCGGAGGAGATCGCCTCCCGGCTGGAACGAAAGGGGTACCGAGTTGAGGTGTGTGTGGATGGCAGAGGTTGACCCTCACGGGCGTCACGCCCGAGGTACCGGCCTACTCGGGGGGTGGCCCCGCCCCCTCACCCACGGGGCTCCCCACAATCTGGGGCTAGCACCCCTCCTCTGCGGGGCCTCGGAGGGCCGGGGGGTCCCGCGGGAGGAGGGGAAAGGGGGTGAAGCGTGAAGACCCTGGACGTGCTTTTGCCCTGGCCCCCTTCAGTCAACCACTATTGGGGAGCTAGAGACCGTGGCCGCTACCTCTCTCCCCAAGCGCGTGGGTGGTACAAGGAGGCCTGGGCGGTTCTGAAGGCCCAGGGGGTGCGCTACTCAGGGGAGGTGGCGGTCTACGTGTTCGCCCACCCGCCAGACCGCCGCAAGCGGGACTTGGACAACATCACAAAGGCCCTTCTGGACGCTCTTGTAAAGGCGGGAGTCCTGAAAGACGACTACCAAGTGGCCGTGCTGTACGTGGAGCGGCGTCCTTTTGAGCGGCCAGGAAAGGTGCGGCTGGTGGTGAAGGAGGCGGAGCGGAGTTGATGCATTTTTACACAAGGGAGGAGGCATGAAAAAGCTGACCAGGGAGAGGCTGACCAAGAAGAAAGTTGAGGAAGCCATCCGGGCCTCCCGGGGCGTCCTGGCCGTGGCCGCGCGGGCCCTGGGCGTGACCAGGCAGGGGCTCTACGCCGCCATCCAGCGCCACGGCCTGGAAGGCTTCCTGCGGGAGGTCCGGGACGAGATTCTGGACGATGTGGAGAGCCGCCTCATCCAGGCCGCCCTGCAGGGAAAGCCCTGGGCCGTCATGTTCGTCCTGAAGACCGTCGGCAAGGAGCGGGGCTACACCGAGCGGGTGGAGCAGGTGAGCCTGGAGGGCGTTGAGCTCAAGGTAGTGGACGGGTGAAGCGGGTCATCCCCCTGGTCTTTCCGCCCCTCCACCCCGCCCAGCGGGAGGTGGTGGGGGCCGCCAAGCGGTTCAACATCCTCCGGTGCGGGAGGCGCTGGGGGAAGACGACCCTCCTCCTCCGTTTGGCGGCCCAGGCCGCGGCGGAGCGGGGGCAGGCGGTGGGCTGGTTCGCCCCCATCTACTCCCTCCTAGCTCCGGCCTACGAGGAGCTCCTGCGCCGAACCAGGCCCGGGGTGGTCAGGGCCGCCGAGCGGCCCCAGCCCGTCATCCGCTACGTTTCCGGGGGGCGCATAGAGTTCTGGTCCCTGGACTCCAAGGACGTGCCAGGGAGGGGAAGGGCCTATGACCTCGCCATCATAGACGAGGCCGCCTTCGCCCCCAGTTTAGCACGGGTCTGGGAGGAGGCCATCCTCCCCACCCTCTTGGACCGCCTGGGCTCGGCCTGGATAGCGTCCACGCCCAAGGGGCGGAACGCCTTCTATGAACTCTGGAACCTGACCCTGGACGACCCGGCGTGGGCCCACTTCCACGAGCCCTCCCACCGCAACCCCTTCCTCTCCCAGGAGGAGCTGGCCCGCATGGCCGCCACCATGACCCGGGAGCGCTACCGCCAGGAGATCCTGGCCGAGTGGGTGGACGCCGAGGGCCGGGTCTTCAGCGAGGACGCCTTGGAAGCCGCCCTCCTCCTCCAGGGCCCCGAGGACCCGAGGCCGGGAGAGCGCTACGCCGCCGGGGTGGACCTGGCCCGGAGCCAGGACTACACCGCCGTGGCGGTCCTGCGCCTGGGGGCGCAGCTGGAGCTGGTGCGGGTGGAGAGGTGGCGGGGGCTCTCCTACACCCTCACCGCCCGGAAGGTGGCGGGCCTCCTGGCCCGCTACGAGGCCTACGCCCACGTGGACGCCACCGGCGTGGGGGACGCCGCCTGGGAGGGCATCCGGGCCGAGTGGCCGCGGGTGAGGCCCATCCGCATCACCGGGGGTAGGGACGACGGGCGGGGCACCAGGTCCAAGGAGAACCTCGTGGGGCGCCTCCAGTCGGCCCTGGAGACCCAGGAGCTCCTCCTCTACCCCCACGCCGAGCTCTTGGGCGAGCTAAGGGCCTTTGAGGCCCGCCCTCTACCCTCGGGGGGCTACGCCTACTCCGCCCCCGAGGGGCTTCACGACGACCTGGTCATGGCCTTAGCCCTGGCCCTGGACGCGGCGAGGGCCTCGAGGGGGACCGGGCAGGTTCTGAAGGTGCCGGGGCGCTGGAGCGGGCTCCGGGGTGGTGTATAATGCCTCGTAGAATCGGCATAGTTTACGCCAAGGTGCCCTGCCCTAAATGCGGGAGCGGGGAAGTGGAGTCCCGCGGCCGCGTGGGACTGGAGGGAGCATGGCCGGACGTGGTTTTGGTGAGGCGGTACAGGTGCAGGCGCTGCGGGCTTATCTTTCACACCTACGAACTAACGGACGAGCCCGGGAGCGCTGGGCCCTCGCCTTCCACGGAGCGCTGAGGAGCCGGATGCGGCGGGCGGGACCGCCTGGGAGTGGGCGGTGGGCGGGGGCGGAGCCCGTGGTGGGGCGGCCCGCGAGCTACCGGATTCGCGTGGCCGGGCGCTGGTACCCCTGGGAGCGCGTGCGGCTGGTCCTGCGGGAGGCCCTGGAGCTCCACCTGCCCGAGGAAGAGCGCAGCCCAGAGGCCCGGGACCTGGCCCGCTTCCTGCACGCCGACCGCCCCACCCTGGTGGAGTACGCCCTGGCCCGACCTAAACTGGAGGAGATATGGCGAAGAATCCACGAAGCTTAAGCGACCTCGTTCGGGAGCCCTCCCCGTGGGGGTGGCGGGAGTGGGCCCCCATAGACCTGGCCTACGCCACCCGGGCCGCCATGGGGGGGAACCTCCTCCCGGCGGCGGACCTGGTGGGTGCCATGCTGGCGGACGACCGGGTGGCGGCCACGGTGGGGGTGCGGGTGCGGGGCCTCCTGGGCCTGCCGTTCTCCGTGGAGCGCCCCAACGACCGGGAGGGGAAGACCATCGCCCGGGCCCTTGAGCTGGACTTCTTCCGCTTCGCCCCCGAGGAGGCCCTCTACCAGGTCCTGGCCTGGGGGCTCCTTCTGGGGGTGGGCCTGGCCCGCCTGGACTGGCGGGAGGACGAGGAGACGGGGAGGCTTCTCCCCCACCTGGAGCCCTGGCACCCCCGGAACCTGTTTTGGGACCCCCAGGAGGAGCGCTGGTACGTGCGCACCCGGGAGGACCCCAAGCGCCCCCTGAAGGAGGGGGCCTGGTGGCTCTACACCCCATACGGCTCCAGGCGGCCCTGGGAGATGGGCCTGTGGCGGGCCATCGCCCTGCCCTGGCTCATCAAGCTGGACGCCGCCCGCTACTGGGCCCGGGACAACGAGGTGGGGGCGGTGCGGGTGGCCAAGGCCGGGGAGATGAGCGCCCAGGAGGAGCGGGAAGCCCTGGCCCGGCTCTTGGCCGACATGGGAGCCGACACCGGGCTGGTCCTCCCCCCAGGCTACGAGATGGACATCCTCTCCCCCTCGGGGGAGGTGTGGCGGGGCCGGGAGGCGGCCATCGCCTGGGCGGACCGGGCCATCGCCGTGGCCGTCCTGGGCCAGAACCTCACCACCGAGGTCCAGGGGGGCTCCTACGCCGCCGCCCAGGTGCACCACATGGTGCGCCAGGACCTCCTGGAGGCGGACGCCGAGGCCCTGGCCACCTCTCTGCGGGAAGGAGTCGTCCGTTGGTGGGCCGAGTACAACTGGGGGTCCGCCCGCCTCGCCCCTTGGCCCCGGTGGGACACCACGCCCCCCGAGGACCGCCGGGTGGAGGCTGAGACCCTGGCCAAGCTGGCCCAGGCCATCCAGGGGCTTACCCAGGCTGGGGCGCCGGTGGACCTCCGGGCCATCCTGGAAGCCTACGGGGTGCCGGTGGCCCAGGAGGCCTCCACCCAGACCGTGCGCCTGGCTTCGGGGGACCGGGTGGCCCTCTCCAGCGGTTTTGTGCAGGGCCAGCTCTACGCTGACCGGGTGGCGGACGAGGCCATCGGGGCGGCCGTGCCCCTCTTGCGCAAGCGGCTGGACGCCGTCCTCCAGGCCATAGAGGAGGCCGGGGACTACGAGGCCCTCCGCCAAAGGTTCATAGACCTCATCCCCGAGGCCGACCCAACCGAGTTGGCGGGGCTTATGGAGGCCGCCCTTCTCCTCTCGGAACTGGCGGGGCGGTACGCGGTGGCGCGGGATGTGGCGGGTCAGCGCTGACCCCACCCGGCCCGAGGAGGCCATCGCCTGGTTCCAGGCCCGGGTGCCCCTCCGCAAGGAGGAGTGGGCCCGCCTGCAGGAGGCGGCCAGGCGAAGGGCCTTCACCGTGGCCGGCGTGGCCTCCCTGGACCTTCTGGCCGAGGTGTGGGAGTCCCTGGTCCGGGCGCTGGAAGAGGGCACCCCCTACGAGGAGTGGAAGAGAGGGGTGCGGGAGAAGCTGGAGGGTGCCTGGGGAAGGAGGGACGGCTACCGGGTGGAGACCATCTTCCGCACCAACGTCCAGATGGCTTACCAGTCGGGGCGCTGGGCCCAGCTCCAGGACCCCGAGGTGCGGGCTACCCACCCCTACTTCATGTACGACGCCGTCCTGGACAGCCGCACCACGGAGATATGCCGGACACGCAACGGTACCGTCTTACCAGCCGATGACCCGTGGTGGCGCCGAAACTGGCCTCCCCTTCACTTCAACTGTCGGTCTGGGGTGAGGCCCCTCACCGAGGCCGAGGCCAGGCGAAGGGGAGTGGTCCGGGAACCCCTTTCCGAGCCTCCTCAGCAGGGGTTTGGCCTCGCCCCTGACTTCGCCGAGTGGGGGCGCGCTTACGCCAGAGGCGTCACGGACACCGCCAAGCCGGGGCAGTGGGAGCCTGCGTTTATCGGTCCGCCCCCGGATTGGCGGACTTACGGCTGCCCGGAGCGCTTACCCGCTCACCCCCCTCCTACTTCCCTCTTGCCCACGGTGGAGGAAGCGGGGAGGGAGGGGTTTAGGAAGGCCCTCGAGGGGGCCTGGGGGGCTGTGCCGCTCTACGTCCAGGACCCCACGGGCATGATGGTCCTCCTGGACGAGGCGTTTCTCCGCCACCTGAAGCCTGATGGGCGAGAGCGCTTCCTTTCCTGGCTTCCGGACGTGGTGCGGGACCCGGAGGAGGTCTGGCTGGTGCCCATGCGGAAGGTGGACGGGCGAGCCGTGGTGTTTCGCCTGCGCTACGTGAAGATTTACAAAGATGAGCGGCAGCGCAACGTGTTGTTTGTGGGGGAGTTCCAAAAGGGAGTGCTGGTTGCTGGGTACACGTTTTTTGAGAGTAGCCGAGCCAGCTACCTGAACGCTCAGAGGGTTGGATTTTTGCGCTTCAAACGGGGTTGAAGGGGCCTCGGCCTCCTGGAAGGCCGTGCGTCCTGCACCGGGGTATCGGGAACCCAGGCCCACCCCGGTGGGTTAGCCCTATCTTATCACGCCCCCACACCGGGAGTAAACGGGGGCTTGCATTAGGCTCCGCTCTGTGCTAGGCTACGGCTAGAATCGGCATACTCTAGACCTCCGGGCCCACCCCGGGGGATTTTTCGTGCCGCCATGAGGGTACTAAGCTCGTTCACCGCGGAGATTCCCGCTGGCATCCCGCAGGAGTTCCGCATCTTCCCCTTCGGAAAGGTGGAGACCACCAAGGGGACTTTCCTCTTTACTCCCGAGGACGCCCAGCGCGTCCTCCAGGCCTGGCGGGACTGGGGGAACCGCCTCTCCATAGACTACGAGCACCAGGCCCTTGAGCCCGTGGCCAACGGCCCCACCCCGGCGGCGGGGTGGTTTGACCTGGAGGTGCGCCCGGACGGCCTGTGGGCCGTGAACGTGGAGTGGACGCCTCGGGCTCTGGAGCTCCTCAAAAACCGGGAATACCGCTACTTCTCTCCTGCCTTCCGGGTGGAGGACGGCCACATCGTGGAGCTCATCAACATCGCCCTCACCAACCTGCCCGCCACCAAGCGCCTTGAGCCCCTGGTGGCCAAGGCGGTGCCCTTTCGGGCGGGCGAAGTGGTGGACGGCTCTTGGGACGCGGACGCCGCCGTCGCCCGAGTGCGGCGGTGGGCCTCCCGGGACGGGTCCGGGGAGAAGGAGACCATTGACTGGGAGAAGTACCGCCAGGCGTTCGCCTGGTACGACGCCGGCGATCCCGAGAACTTTGGGTCCTACAAGCTTCCCCACCACGACGTGCGGGACGGGGAGCTGGTGGTCCACAAGCGGGGAGTGATGGCCGCCGCCGCGGCCCTGCAGGGGGCCAGGGGCGGCGTGGACATCCCCGAATCGGACGTGGCCGCGGTCCGGCGCCACATCGCCCAGCACTACCACCAATGGGGCGAGAAAGCCCCGTGGGAAAGGGACGAGGAGGCGAAAATGACGCGAGTTTTGACGGCGCTAGGTGTAGAGGACGAGGTGGCCGCCCTCGAGGCCATCGCCCGGCTCAGGGCGGGGTTGGCCGAGGTGGTGGCCCTCACCGGCAAGGAGGACCCCCAGGAAGCCCTGGGCGTGGTCCGGGCCTGGAAGGAGGCTGCCCGCCAGGTGGAAACCCTGAACGCCCGGGTCCGGGAGCTGGAGGCTGAGCGGGAGGCCCGGGAGCGGGAGGAGCTGATCCGCCAGGCCAGGGCCGATGGAAAGCTCACCCCCGCCCTGGAGCGGTGGGCCAGGGAGGTGGACCTGAAGGTCTTCAAGGCGTTCCTGGAGGCCGCCCCTCGCATCGTGGGAGACGAGGTCAGGGAGCCCGCGCACGAGCTTTCCTTGGAGGGGTGGAACCGGCTCTCCTACAAGGAGCGGGAGCGCATCTACCGGGAAAACCCTGACCTTTACCGGCGCATGCAGGCGCTGACGAGGAGGAAGTGAGATGGCCGTGACGACAACCAACGATCTGATCATCCCCGAGATTCTGGCGGACGCCATCCAGGCTGCTTGGCCCAACCGGATAGCGCTTGAGGGTACCCCAGCGGTGGTGGAGTCTTCCACCCTTCCTGGCGGGGTGCGGGGCGGGACCAAGGTCAAGGTCCCGTACTTTGAAATCATCGGGGAGCTGGACGTTGTCGGCGAAGACGAGGAGCTACCACCCGCCAGGCTTACCATGACCTCCGAGGAGGCCACCGTCCAGCGGGCGGGCAAACGGCTGCCTATGACCGTCTTGGCAGAAATGTCCGCCCGCTACGCGGACCCCTACGCTGAGGTGAGCCGCCAGTTCATGGACGCCGTCAAGCGGCAGTTTGACGCTGCCCTCATCGCCGCCGCCAACGCGTCGGGAGCCGGGCAGACCACGGTGGACCGGAGCACCGAGACCATCACCTACGACGCCATCGTGGACGCCCTGAGCGCGTTTGGGGACGCGCAGGTGGACGTGGCCGCGGTGGTGATGCACTCCAAGGTCAAAACGGACCTCATGAAGCTCAAAGACCTTGGGGGCCTTCCCCTTTTCATTGACGCCCAGCAGGGTGGCCTGCCCAGAGTTTTGGGCTTGCCCATCATCACCTCCGACCGGCTCCCCACCCTGAGCGGCACCCCCACCAAATACGTGACCTTGTTTGTCCTCCGTGGAGCCCTTGCGCTTTGGTACAACGGGGAGCCCACGATTGAGAGGGACCGCATTCCCGCGCGGGACCGGGACGAGCTGGTCATCAACACCTACTTCGTGGCCCACCGCTACAAGAGGTTACCCCAGCACGACAAACCCCCGGTGGTTCGCCTCATCACCCAGTAAACCTATAGGCCATGGGACGCAGGCGCAGCTACATCGGGGTCTTGGCAAGGCAGGCGGGGGAAACGCAGGACCAGCAACCCGCCGCCGCCTCCGCCACCCTTTTACCCCCGGGATTTCCCGGCGCATCGGCCCTGTTGGCCGCGGGGTACACCACGCTGGAGAGCCTCCGCGGCCTCAGCGAGGCCGACCTCATCGCCATCAAGGGGATTGGGCCCAAGCTGGCTAGGCAGATTCTGCAGGCCCTGGAGTCTGAATGACCTACGCCACCCGGGATGACCTTTACCGCCTGGGGCTACCCGAGGGAGCCCTCAGGGGCGTCTCGCTGTCCGCGATAGAGGACGCGCTGGAGGCCGCCTCCCGGTTGGCCGACTCCTACCTCCGGGCCCGCTACGCCCTGCCCCTCACCGCCTGGGACGAGGCCCTGACCCGTGCGGTGGCCGCCATCGCCGCCTATGATCTCATGGCGGTCCGGGGCTACGATCCGGCCCGAGGGGCGGACGAGGTGCTGCGGCTCCGCTACGAGGATGCCATCCGCTGGCTGGAACGGGTGGCCGCCGGGGCGGTGAGCCCGGAGGTGGAAGACTCCACCCCCGACGTGCGCGAGGGGGCGTTCTTCGCCGTGACCAGCCCTAAGAGGTGGCCATGAGCGCCTCTCTGATCGGCGACTTCGCCAGCCTCAGGCGGCTCATCCGCGCCGCCCGCCACCTGGCCACGCCCCAGGGCCAGACCGGTGTGGTGAAGGCGGCCGCCTGGGGGGCCCTGAGCGCCCTGGAGGAGCGCTTTTCTACCGCCACCGACCCCAAGGGCCGCCCCTGGAAACCATCCCTCCGCGCCCAGTTGGAGGGCGGTCAGACCCTCTCGGACACCGGGCGGCTCCGCCGCAGTTTCAGCGTGCGGGCCACCGGCTCCTGGGGGTTTACCATCGGCACCAACGTCCGCTACGCCGCCCCCCACCAGTTCGGGGCCACCATCACCCCCAAGCGGGCCCGCTACCTCCGCTTCCGCCTGGCCGGGGGGCGGGGAAGGCGGAAGAGTGGCAGGGGCCGCTGGGTAGCGACCACCCAGGTGCACCTCCCCGCCCGCCCCTTCTTCCCCGAAGGGAACGACCTGGGCCGCTACGCCCCCCACATGGCCGAGGCCATTCAGGCCTACCTGAGGAGGACGCTCGGATGATCGGCGACTTCTACGCCGCCCTCAAAGCGGTCCTGCCCGCCATCCCCTTCTACCTGGGGGCGGACGCCCTAGGCGAGCGGGCCGCCCCGCCTCGGCTGGTTCTGGTGCCCACGGACGAGAGCTTCGCCCCCGCCAGCGCCCTCACCTACCCCCAGGCCCCGGCCAGCTTCGCCACCCGGTTGGTGGGGCTCCAGCTTTGGCTCTGGGGCGAGGGGTACGTGGAGGTGGAGGGGATGCTGGCCGAGGTCATCACCGCCCTTCGCCGGACGTTCGGCCCCGGGGTGGTGGAGCTGGAGCGGGGCAGGTGGGAGGAGGGTGGGGCCATCTCCCGTGGTGTGGCCTACGTCTTGGACATCCGGGCGCGCATGCCCGTGGTGGAGGCGCGTACCTACGTGACGCTTGAGGCCATCGCCCAGAGGTGCGGTGGCCTAGGAGGGTAATATGCCGAAGGAGAAGGAAACGCAGGCGCAAGGTCAAGAGGAAGCTCGCCGTCCCCATGAGGAGTGGGCAGCCGAGAAAGGCACCCCCGCCTGGCTCCTCGCTGCCGCCCGCGCCAAGGCCGGGTGGGCGCTGGGGCAGGAGGTGACGGAGAAGGAGTTTGACCGGGCAGTTGAGGCCGCCCTCAAGGAGGTGATCCGCTGATGTCTCTGCCGGGTGTAAGCATAAACGTGCAGGACGGGAATCTAGGGGTGCTCCCTGCCCTGGGAGAGGGGGTCCACGTCAAGATCGGCGTGGCTCAGCAGGGGCCCGTGAACCAGGTCCAGGCCATCACGTCCACCAAGCAGGCCAAGGAGGTCTTTGGGGGCGGCCCCCTGCCCGAGGCCATCGCCGTGGCCATCGCCCAGGGGGCCGGGCTGGTCTACGCCGTTCGGGCCAACGCCAGCGTGGCGGGCACCATCGGCACGGTGCAGAAGACGGGCACGGGCACCGGCAACCTTTCCGCCGCCGGTAGCCCCAACGACGCCTACGAGGTGGTGGTCAAGATCACCCGGGCGGGAAACCGGGGCACCGCCGCCTTTGTCTACTCTCTGGACGGGGACACCTACTCCCCAGAGATCGCCGTTCCTTCCGGCGGCACCTACGCCCTCCCGGGTACCGGTATCACCCTCACCTTCACGAACGGGGCTAGCGGCACGAGTTTTGAGGTGGGGGACACCTACACCTTCACCACCACCGCTCCCGCCTACTCCCTCGCCGACCTGAACGCCGCCATAGACGCCCTCTTCGCCCAGGCTCAGCTGCGCTACCAGTTCGTTCACGTGGTGGGGGCGGCCACGCCCACAGTGGCCGCCGCCGTGGACGCCCGCATGGGGGAAGCCGCTCAGGCCCACCGGTATATCTGGGCCATGCTGGAGGCCCAGGACCTGAGCGACAACGATCTGCGCACCGCTTGGGCCAGCTTCGCCAGCGTTCGTGTGGGCGTGGGAGTGGGCTACGCCGAGGTGGCGAGCCCCCTCACGGGCCGCGTCCACCGCAGGCCCATCGCCTGGCTCTGGGCCGGGCGCAGGGCGGCCAGGCCCGCCCAGGAGGACGTGGGCCGGGTGGCTTCCGGCCCCCTGGTGGGCGTGGTGAAGCTGCACCGGGACGAGTACGTGACCCCTGGGCTGGACGAGGCCCGCTTCACCACCGCCCGCACCTACCCCGCCTACGCCGGGCACTTCCTCACCCAGGGGCGCATCATGGCCCCCCCGGGCAGCGACTTTGAGCTGGACCAGTACCGGAGCGTGATGGACCTGGCCTGCACCGTGGCGTACCAGGCCGGGCTCAGGTTCGTGAACGAGTCCATTCAGGTGGACCCCGCCACCGGGGGCATCGCCGACCGGGACGCCAAAAAGGTGGAGGCCTACATCCGGGGCATGCTGACCACAGCTCTAAAGGGGAAGGTCTCTGAGGACGGCGGCCAGCCCGCCGTGCGGGTCACGGTGGACCGCACCGAGAACATCCTCTCCAGCCGCCGCCTTCCGGTGGAAATCGCCATCGTGCCCCTCGGGTACGCCAAGTACATCAGCGCGACCATCGGCTTTGAGAACCCCGCCCTGGCGGTGCGGTGAGGAGGTGAGGCATGCAGCTGAATCCCAAAAAGGCCTACGACTACCAGGCCGTGGAACTGGTCATTGACGGGGAGACCATCCCTGTGGACGCCGAGGTGGACTACGCCGTCCCGGAGCTCCAGGAGGAGTACCTGTACAAGCGGGGCAAGCCCGTGGCCAGGACGCCGGGCATGCAGGAGCCTGTGGAGGTGACGGTCAAGCTCCCCGCTGACATCTGGCACCAGCTTTTGGACAAGTGGGGCAACGACTACCGGATGAAGGAGTTTGACATCCAGGTGATCTACGCCGATACCGACGGCGCGACCACCGTGGACCTCATCCGCCAGTTCCGCCCCACCTCCGAGAGCGTGAGCGTGTCCCGGGGAGCGGAGCCGGTGATAGTGGAGCTGAAGGGCAAGGCTTTGGACGTCTGGCCCCGGAGCAAGAACCCCCTGGCTAGGTAGGCATGGAGACCCTGGAGCGTCTAGAGAGTGAGGAGCTGTACGTGGCTCGGGGCTCCTGGGGTGAGGCCAAGCTCCGCCCCCCCCAGGAGCCCGAGTTCCGCCGATTCGTGGCCACCAGCGCCCGGGACGGGGCGGACCTGTACGCCGCCCAGAAGGCCCTGGTCATGGACTGCCTGGTGGAGCCGGACCGGAAGACCTTCTCCCAGATCGTGGCCAAGCGCCCTGGGCTGGTGGTCAAGATCGCCGCCGACCTCATCGCTCTGGCCCAGGACGAAGAGGCCCGATTTCTGGAGCGCGTCGGCTGAGAGGGCGGCGGAGATTCTGCAGCGGAGGGACCTGGTGGCGGCGGCGAGGGCGCTTTGGGCCTACACCCGGGGCTACCGGGACCACGAGGCGGGGGCCGGGGCCGTCCTGACCGCCGCCCACTACCTGAGCACCATCCCCAGCGATGAATAACGCCCTGGAGTGGATCTTCCGGGTCAAGGCCCAGGTGGCGGGCATCCGGGCCGCCGTGGCGGACCTGACCCGGGTGCAGAAGTCCCTGGAGGGCGTTCGGGCCTCCAGTGTTAGGACGGCCCTGCCCCGCCTGTACCTGACCGGGGTGGGGTCGGTGCTGACGGGTCTCTCCGCTGTTGAAGGGGGCTACCGCAGGCTGGCCGGGACGGCGGGCTGGGCCGTCCGTCAGATCACCTCCCTCCCCGGCTTGTTGACGGCGGGGGTGGTGGGCTTCGGGGCCAAGATGGTGCTGGACGCCGTGACCTTCCGGCAAAACACTGAGGTGGCCCTCCGGACCGTTCTGGGGTTCCGCGAGGTCGCCGCCAAGGCCCTGGAGGAGGCCACACGCTTCGCCGCCCGGACCCCCTTCACCACGCAACAGGTGGTGGACGCTTATAAACGGCTGGCTATTGCCGGGTTTAAACCCGTAGAGATTCCCGTCATCCTCAAAGGGGTGGGCGACCTCTCCGCCATGCAGGGGTTCTCTCAGGAGGCTGTAAATCGCATCATCACGGCCCTGACCCAGATCCGTGCCAAGGGTCGGATCCAGGGTGAGGAACTGATGCAGCTGGCCGAAGCTGGGGCCCCACTGGCCAAAATCTACGAGCGGATCGGTGCCCGCCTGGGAGTAACAGCCCAGCAAGCCCGAAAGTTTATAGAGGCCGGGCGCGTGTCTTCCGACCTGGGCATCGTGGCCGTTCTGGAGGCCATCCGGGACACGGTGTCTGGCGGGCGGTTAGGCGGCCTCATGGATCAGTTTGCGGATACCCTGACGGGGCTGTGGTCCACCCTCAGGAGCCGACCTTTTGAGTTTTTCAAAGACATCCGGATTACACCCCTAGAAAACCTCCTCCGGAACCTCGTGGCCATCACCGACACCACGTCCAGCCTCGGCCAGCGGCTCAAGGCGGGACTGGAGAGCGCCATCGGAGCTGGGGTGCAGAGCCTGTTCGGCCCCCTGGCCAAGGCCACGGACCCCAAGGCCCTAGAGCCCGCCCTCACCGCCTGGCTGGACCAGCTCAAGGGGTGGGCCAGGCAGTTGGGGCCCACCCTTCGCGCCGCCTGGGCGCAGGTGCGGGAGTTTGTGGCCGGGGTCAAGGACGCCTTCGCCATCATGCAAGAAGCCTGGGGCTATCTGCGCCCCATCCTGGCCTTTGTGAGCGGCCTGGTGCGTCCTCTCGGGGACACCGGGACGCAGGCGGCGGGAGCGGCCTCAGGGTTTACCCGCCTGGCCGGGGCGGCTCTGGGGCTGGTGGCGGCCTGGAAGCTCCTCAACGTTCTGACCCTGGGCCTACCTGGTGCCCTTTTGCGGCTGAGCGCGGCGCTCCTGCGGGTGGGGGCCGTGCGCCTGCTTCCTGGGCTTCGCCCGGCCCTGGTTCAGGTGTGGGGCGTTTTGAGGACTTCTCTCCCCCGCGCCCTTATGGGGGCGTGGGGCATCCTGCGGGCTTTTCTTCCTCGCATCCTCATAGGGTTGGGGCGGCTCGTCATGGGGCTGGGGCCGTGGGGATGGCTGGTAAGCGGGGCCATCGCGGCGGGCTATCTCATCGTCAAAAACTGGGACCGGATCAAGAGCTGGCTTGGAGGGGTGTGGGACGCTGTGGCCGGGTGGGCGAGGTCCGCCTGGGATGGCGTGGCCCAGGCGGCCAGTGGGGCCTGGGCCAAGGTCACGGGCTGGTTCTCCGCACTGGCGGATAGGGCCCGCTTCACCTGGCAGGGCGTTCTGGCCGCGGCCAAGGGCGCTTGGCAGGAGCTGCGGGACACGGTGGGCGGGGTCGTCAGCTCCATCGTGGACTGGTTCAAAGGGCTTCCGGGCCGCATCGTGGGGGGCCTAAAGGGGTTAGGAAGCCAGCTGCTGGAGGCCATCAAGGCTGAGGTGGCCAAGGTGCCCGGCGGTGAGCTCGTTCTCCGGGCCCTCACCAGTGTCACCGCTGGGGTTCGGCGGGTGTGGGAGGCCGGGGCCACGGTGGCCGGGGCCCTGGCCCAGGGGGCGAAGAACGTGCTCCAGGTGCGCTCACCCTCCAGGCTCTTCGCCCACTACGGGCGGATGGCCATGGCGGGTCTGACTTTGGGGGCCACTGCCATGGTCCCGGCGGTGGCTCGGGTCATGGAGGCCTCTGTTCAGCGGGTAGTGCCTGAAGTGGTAGCCCCCACGGTGGTTCCTAGGGTAGAGGCTCCTGTGGTGGCTCCTCGGGTAGAGGTTCCCACGGTGGCTCCTCGTGTGGAAGCTCCCCGAGTCGTGCCTCAGGTGGAAAACCCTGTGGTGGCTCCTCGGGTAGAGGTTCCCACGGTGGCTCCTCGTGTGGAAGCTCCCCGAGTCGTGCCTCAGGTGGAAACCCCTGTGGTGGCTCCTCGGGTAGAGGTTCCCACGGTGGCTCCTCGTGTGGAAGCTCCCCGAGTCGTTCTGCTTGACCCTATGGCATCGGTGAGACCTCTCGCCTTCCGGATGGTCACCGCCTTGCCCCGCGTAACCCCGTCCACGTCTACCTCCCCACCTATTCGGATGGAGGGGCCCACCCTCAGCGCCCCTCAGGTCAAAGCGGAAAGGAGTGTGGTGGTGAACATCACCGTGGACGGGGCCCGGGATCCCAAGGCCGTGGCCCGAGAGGTAGTGGAGGCCCTAGACGAGTGGGCCGCTGGGCGCATCGTGGTGCGGGGCCTGGAGTTCCTGGCGTTGGAAGACGGCCATGCATGACGAAGTCGTCATCGTGGGCCAGGGCCGCTGGCGCATAGCTCCTGACCCCCGAGCGGACATCGTGGGGGAGTGCCGGGTGACGGTGCGGGGTGGGGGGCTTCGGGAATCTAGCGTGGAGGTGCCGGGCCAGGACGGCGTGGTCACCACCCGCCTGGGCTACGCCCCCGCTGAAGTGACGGTGGAGGTGCGGGTGGCCGACTTCCGCCAGCTGGATCGGCTCCGCCAGTTCGCCGAGCACTACCGAAACAGGCGGGGGGCGCAAAAACACGATCCTGTGCAGATAGTCCACCCCGCCACCTACCGGTGGGGGATTTCGGAGGTGTATCTGACCGACATAGAGGAGGCTCCCCTTTCGTGGAAAGAGGGCTACAGGCTCACCATGACCTTCCGCGAGTGGTGGCCAGAGACCAAGCGGACCACCCAAAAGGCCAAAGCCCAGAAGGGCGGCTCCGGTGAGGAACCCATGCTCGGGACTGGAGTGAGCGTTCTGGAAGTGGACCGCCCGTCCAAGTCGCCCCCTAAACCCTAACCGACCATGCCCGCCTTCACCCTAAACGACAGCCCTATCGCCTCGGGGTACCTGAGCCTACCTCTCCGGGGGAGGCCTGTGGGGGGTTTCATTGTGGCCGAACCCTGGGAAGAGCGCCGGCTTCAGGACGGGCAGGCCACTCTGCGCATGGAGCTGGACGACCAGGTGAGCGCCTGGCGGGGCACCGTCCGCCTTTCTCCCCACCCTGAGGGCTGGACGGTAGCCCGCTTCGTGGGCGGGGCGAACGGACTGGAGGGGCCCCTCCGGCCCCGCTACTACGAGGGCATCCCCTACCGCACCGTGCTGGCGGACGCCATCCGCGAGGCTGGGGAGCGGCCTGGGAAGCTGGAGGTAGAAGGCGTGGCCACCCGGTACGTCCGGCGGGCCATGCCCCTGGCGGACCTTCTGGAGCTCCTGACCCCAGAGGGGAAGGTCTGGCGGATCAACGAGGAAGGGGAGGTAGAGGTCGTGGCCCCCGCTTGGGCTGCGTCGGGGCCGGCCTACGCCCTGGAGGAGCTGGACCACAAAGCCTGGGGGGCGGTCATGGACCTCACCTTACGCCCGGGCACCACGCTGGAACTCTATCTGGGCGGGGCCAAGAGCCAGGTCCGGGTGGAGCGGGTGGTGCACCGGATAGACCCCAGGCGGCTCGTAACGGAGGTATGGCGTGCGTGAGCGGGCGAAAAGGGCCCTGCGCCTGTTGACCCGGCCGGAAGAGCTGGACTATGCCCTTCTCTACCCCAGCCTCGTGCTGAAGGACCACGGGGACATGCACTTGGACCTCAGGCCGGACCACGCCGCCATGCCCGATCTGGTGCGGGTGCCGCTCCGGCTCTTTTTGCCTGGGGCCTATGTGAAGGTGCAGCCCGGGGGGCGGGTCCTCCTCGGCTTTGAGGAAGCGGACCCCACCCGTCCCGTGGCCTACCTGTGGGAGGCAGGAGCGGTGGTGGTGGTGGAAGTCCGCACGGCGGGCGGGAGGCGGATGCGACTGGATGACGAGGCGGGCGTCACCTTGATTCAGGACCCCGCGTTGGTGCGGGTAGAGGCTCCTGTGGTGGAGCTGGCTGGGGGCGGTCCTCCTGTGGCCCGGGTTGGGGACATGGTGCAAGTTGGAAGCGCCGTTGGGACCATCATATCGGGCTCGTCCAAGGTGTTTGCGGGGTGATTCGTGACTGACTTCGGCACCGATCTGACCGCCCTACCAGAGCTCAGGTTCCAGCTCAAGGACGGGCTAGCCAACCTGGGGGAGGCCTTGGCCCGGCGGCTACTGACTCCCAGGGGCGCCCTTTTCTACGACCCTACCTACGGTTGGGACCTGCGCCGGTATTTGAACGAGGTTCTGGACGAGGCCACCGAGTACGAGATGAAGGTCCTGGTGGAGCAGGAGCTGGAAAAGGACCCCCGAGTTTACCGGGCCACAGTGGAAGCGGTGACAAAAGACCTCAAGCGCATCCAGGCGGACGCATTAGTTGAAACCGCCGCGGGCCCCTTCCGCCTAACCGTGGCCGTGTCTGAAGTGGGCGTGGAGGTGCTGCGTGCCCAGCCTGCGTGACATCCTCACCCCAAAAAGCCAGGACGCTATCCTGCAGGAACTCATAGACCGCCTGCGGGAAAAGGGCTTCCCCATCACCGACTGGCACCCCGGTGGGGTGGGGCGGACCATCTTGGAGGTGGAGGCCGCCGCCCTGGAAGACCTCTACGCCCTGGTGCCAGTCATCGCCGCCGGAGGGTACCTGTCCACCGCCCAGGGTCCCTGGCTGGACCTCCTGGTGGAGAGCGCCTACGACCTGCGTCGGTACCCCGCCACCTTTGCGAGGGGTCGGGTAGCCCTAACCGCTGAGCCGGGCTTCGGCCCCTACACGCTGGGGCCTGGCAACCTCTGGGTGGGCACACCGGACGGTTTGCGCTACTACAACACCACCGGGGGGCTTTTGCCTATGGGAGGTACTCTGGAGGTGGAGATCCAAAGCGAGTCGCCGGGGAGCCGGTACAACGTGCCCGCAGGGACGATATCCATCCTGCACACGCCCCTGCCCGGGGTCAGCGTCACCAACCCTCCTGGCTGGCTCCTGGAGGCGGCCCGGGACGAGGAGACGGACGAGGAGCTGAGGAAAAGGGCTCGCCTGCGCTGGGCCAGCCTGGGCACCGGGGCTACCCGGGCAGCCTACGAGTTCTGGGCGCTGAACGCCCACCCCGCCGTAACTAAAGTCCGGGTGCTAGACGAACACCCCCGGGGTCAGGGCACGGTGGACGTGGTGATCTGGGGGGAGGGCGGCCTAGGAGCTGATGTGGTGAGCGCTGTGGACGCCTACATCCAGGAGCGGCGTCCTCTGACGGCGAACGTGGCCGTCTACTCGGCCACCCCCAGGACCGTGGACGTGGTGGCCACGGTCTACGTACGGGCCGGCTATCTCTCCCAGGCCCAGGCCGCCGTGGCGGAGGAGCTGGCCGCACTTCAGCGGGCCACGCCCATCGGGGGCATCCTCTACCGCTCTGCCCTCATAGAGGCGCTGTTCGCCCGCCCCTATGTGGTCAACGTAGCTCTGACCCAGCCCACCGATGACCTGGCCTTGGGGGCGGTGGAAGCCCTGGTCCTGAGCCCGTCCCTCACCTGGGAGGAGATGGCGGAATGACCTACCGGGAGTGGCAGCGGCGGCTGGCTCCGCCTTGGCTCCAGGAAGGGGCAGGCGGGCGCTTCCTGGAGGGTTTGGGCGAGGTCAAAGACGGCCTGGCGGAGCGCGTGCGCCAGGCCGTTCTGGCCCGCATGATCCAGCGGGCCCCCGAGGACGCTCTGAGCCTTATCGGCGAGGAGCGGTCCTTGCCACGGTTCCCTGGTGAGCTTACGGAAGCGTACCGAGCCCGCTTGCTGGCGGCGTGGGAGTTTTGGCGGCGGGCGGGGACTCTACCGGGTCTCGTGTCTTGGCTTCGGGTGTTGGGGTACGAGGCCCACGTTACAGAGTGGAGCCGCTATGACCCCTCCATCTGGGCCGAGTTTTCGCTGGAACTTTGGCCCTACCGCCCAGAGTTCACCACGGACCAATGGGACGACGAGGTGGGGGCGTGGGACGACGACACCCCCTGGGACTACACCCTAAACGGGGTGGAGCTGCAGCGTGTGCCAGCGCTGGTCAGGGAGGTAAAGCCTGCCCACACCCGCGTGCGGTCCATCTACTACATCCCGGGCCCCCGGGACGTTTGGGACGACGGAGCGGTGTGGGACGAAGACGGCGATGTCTGGAATCCTGAGCCCACACAGATATACCCATAGGAGGTAAGGATGCCGAAGAACCTAACACCTGAAGACCGCTGGGAGACTGACTTTCAGGTGCCCGTCCCAGGCGAGCCGCGACGCATTGGGCCGCTGGAGGTGCTTTTCCAACGCTTGTTGAACCGCACTGAACGCCTGAAAAACCGCATCGCGGCCATCCTGGGCATGTCCTGGGACGCCACGCCGCCAGATACCCTGGCCGGGCTCGCGGGACGGGTGAGCGCTCTGGAAAGCAGCGTGGAGGGCAGTATGAACGCCCTCCTCGCTACCCACCGCGATGCCCCGGTGCTAGACCACCCCGACGGGAGCGTCACTGCGCCCAAGCTGGCTGACGGGGCAGTTACCCAGGAAAAGTTGGCCGACGGGAGCGTGACTCGATCCAAGCTCGCAGCGGGGGCAATCCCCTATGATCTGGCAATCTTCTACCCAGGGAGGCCATTTTCTGAAACCCTACTGGCGGTCATCGTGGTACCCCGTGACCTCTCCCTCCAGGGAGGCTCGGTGAGAGTAGGGACGGCCCCAGTGGCGAACTGGGCCGCCACCATCTACAACGGAGGCACGGCCATCGGCACGGTGTCCGTCTCCGCCGGGCAGACTACCGGCACGGTCTCGCTAGACACCACGCCCACCTCGCTGAGCACCGGGGCCCTGCTGCGCATCGTGGCCCCCTCCACAGCGGACTCGGCGATCCGGGACATATCCATATCCCTCTGGGGGGTGGTGTGATGCCGTGCGTGGTGATTG